TCATAGGACTACCTGGATATACTATGTTGCGTTGTGTATTGCTATGAGCATGTAAGTCTCCTGCAAACACAATGTCAAACTTATCAAATCTTTCTAAATCTACTTCTGGTACTACATGAGGTGGTATCTCTCCACGAACATGAGTAAACAGAATTGGGGCATCTATTGACTCTATACTATTCTTTTTATATAAGTCAGCGTACGGTAATATAGCCCAATCATCTTCTGTATATGTAGAGTCGACTACCTCTACTAATGCGTTAACATCTGAAGTTGCTTTCTTTAGGTTAGTAAAGAAAGTCTTGTTCTTCCTAGTAGCTTCATGATTTCCGTCATAAATAATAGTAGGAATTGTTACTCCTCTGATAAAATCAAAGTATAGAGTAAGTTCGTCCATTGAGGGGACTCGATCAAACAAATCCCCACCAATGATATGAAGTTCACAGTCATTTTCTAACTCAGTAATCTGGTCAAAGAACATCTGATAACGATTGATTGCCCAATCTACAGGTACGTTCTTCTGTCCGAGTTTAATGTGCCAGTCTGCTGTAAACAAAATCATGCTACGAAGTCGTCTCCTGGTTGCCATTCACAACCTGTAAGTCCACCAGCCTGTAAAGACTGTAATGTTCTTAGTACTTCGTTTGCATTTCTGCCTGTATCTAAAGCATTTACTGATACATGCTGTATATAGCCTTCTGGGTCTATAATGTAAGTGGCTCTAAGAGCTACACCTTCATTATTATCAACTATACCCAACTCTTCAGCTAAGTATAACCCACAGTCAGCAGCTAAGGTATGGTTAATATCTCGTATTGCTCCAACGGCTGTTTTCCAAGCCATCTTACAAAACTCATTATCACCACTGATACCTATAACTTCAGCATGTTCTACAAGTATATCCATACCCGCGATCTCGGTCGGACATATAAAAGTAAAGTCTTTGGGGTAAAAATAAATTACCAACCACTCGCCGTCTACTTCAGACCACGTGTCGACTTCTACCATTTCATCGTTCAGGTCTACACAGTTAAGTGTGTAAAGCGGAAACTTTTGTCCTACTCCAATCATGATACGTCAAACTCCTCATCTACAGATTCATTAGATTCTGAACCTTGAACTTTCTTAAGAAGCTCTAACTGCGCGTCAGCAGTAGGTCTAGGAAGAACGTCGTCCATAGACTTAAGGTCTGCGACTAATTCTTGTTCCCAATCTTCTAATGCTCTTGGTTTACATTTAAGCATCTGTAATTGATACTCAACATTAAACACCTGTGGACCAGTCTTCAATCTCTTGAAGTATATATCCCACCCTGTGGTTTGGTCAGTAGGATTCCCTATCTCTTCCATTGCCACTAAAATTTGGTCAAAAAGTTTCCTTTTTAGATTAACAACTTTGATACTTTTATCAGAGTAGTCGATCCCCTGGACTGCATAAGCCCAACCACATTTTAAGTCAGGGTAAAAATCTCGAACATGGTCATGCTCGACGTTGTTAAATGTCTCAGAATTTCTATCGAAAGACAAACACTCCATAGGAATGTTCTTGTTGTTCTCGCCTTTTATCCAATAGACATATCTTGGTAGTAAATCACCTACTAAACGTATGTGATGATCTTCCTTGTTGCCAAAATTGTAAGTATCAATCTTGGACTTTTGGGCTGAGCCCTTCGTTGTATTAAAGCCAATAGCCATAATAATCTCCTATAATGTCTCCTCGTATTTGAAATGAATCTTTCCATCTCTAATATCAAGCAGTCTGTTTTTGGTTATAATGTCCTCATTAACTTGACAGAAAATGAGGTCTAGTGTGGTGTCTTTTGTTTTTGCGTACTCGTAAGAATTTCGGAATGATGCAACACCTACATATTCCGCAACCTCTTTATCACTAAAGGCACGCCCTTTCTCTAGCAAATCCTTAGGGTTAAGTAAGAATGAGCTACCGTGAAAGTTCTTTTCATAAAACTTAAAAGTCTTATCATAATAATTCTTGGGGGTAATCTTAAAAGTAATAATTCGCAACACCGTGATTATCTCACCAACGTTGCCATTAGTCGTTTCTAAA